GTCATGGTGGGCTCCGGCTGGGCTAAAAAAGTCGGGGATGTCCGGTTCGCGGTGGTCGGGGTGAGCGGCCCGCCGGCCCCTCGAGGGCTTCGGACGCGTGCACGGCGGCTGTGGCGGGACTTCCACGAGGGTTCGGAGCTGGGCCCTGAGGCGTCGGTGTTGGTCGTGGAGGCGTGTCGGCTGGTGCAGCGCCTCGATGACCTCGATGCCCGGCTGCGGGATGCGTGGTCGGTTGAGGTGGCGCGGGAGGCGCGGCTGACGGCGGGTCAGTTGAAGGCGTTGGTGGCTGAGTTGCGGCAGCACGACGTGGGGTCTGTGTTGCCGCCTGTGGGTGCTGGTCCGGTGGAGGAGGTCGACCCGATTGACGAGCTCGGTGCTCGCCGTAAGGACCGGATCGCAGACTCCGCGGGTTAGCGTCTTCCCGCCGTATCCGGTGTCGGCTGCGCCTGAGGTGATCGAGCTGGCGACGCGGGCGGGGTTGGTGCTGGATCCGTGGCAGCGGTACGTGCTGACCCATGGTCTGGGGCAGGGCCTGGACGGGCAGTGGACGGCACGGAAGGTGTCGTGCTGGGTGCCTCGGCAGAACGGCAAGGGCGCGATCATCGAGGCGCTGGAGTTGGCGTGGTTGTTCTTGCCGGGGATGCAGCAGGACCTGGTCATCCATTCGGCGCATCAGCACAAGACGGCGATGAAGGCGTACGCGCGGATGAAGCGTCTGGTGCGCAATGTGCCGTGGATGCACAGGCGGGTGCGGCAGTACCGGGACACGAACGGTGAGCAGCAGATCGAGTTGGTGGACGGCCGGGCGTTGGAGTACTCGACGCGGTCGGGTAAGGCGATCCGGGGGTTCTCGGCGCCGAAGGTCGTGGTGGACGAGGGGCAGTACCTGACGGAGGAGCACAACGCGGCGATCGGGCCGGCGACCTCGGCGATGCCGAACCTGCAGCTGTGGTTCTTCGGGACTCCGCCGACGGACCCGACGGCGTGGGCGTACGACCTGAAGGAGGACGGGGAGGCGGGGACGCCGCGGCTCGCGCATTTCGACTGGGGCGCGGATGTGGACCTGTCGGACCCGGTGGCGGTGAAGGCCGCGCAGGCGGATCTGGATCTGGCGTACGGGTGCAACCCGGCGTTGGGGATCCGGATCCTCGAGGAGACGGTGGTCGATGAGGCTCGGCCGTCGGGGCTGGGTGAGAAGTACCCGATGGAGCGCCTGGGTGTGTGGTTGCCGAGGCTGCGTAAGGGGGGCGGGGCGATCAGCGCGGAGGCGTGGGCGGCGCTCGCGGATCCGGAGTCGCGGCGGGCGGGTGAGATCGCGTTGGCGGTGGACATGAACCCGAAGCGGACGCACACCTCGATCGCGTTGTGGGGGCGCCGCGAGGACGGCCGTGGGCATGCGGAGCTGGTGGAGTACCGGCCGGGGACGGCGTGGGTGGTCGAGCGCCTGGTCGAGCTGGTGGGGCGGTATTCGCCGCTGGCGGTGGCGTTGGACGCGCGGGGCCCGGCGGGGTCGCTGGTGGACGCGCTTGGGGACGCGGGGGTCGTGGTGGAGTGCCCGACCTCGGCGGAGATGGCGGCGGCGTGCGGGCAGTTGCTGGACGCGGTGACGAACCGTGAGTTCGCGCATTACCCGCGGCAGGAGTTGGCGCGGGCGGCTGAGGGCGCGGTGACGCGGGCGATCGGTGAGGCGTCGGGGTTCGGGCGGCTTGTGAGCGACGTGGACATCGCGCCGTTGATCGCGGTGTCCCTGGCGCGGTGGGTGTTCGAGGCGCATGCGGATTCCGACTACGACGTGTTGGCGAGCATCGGGTGAGAGGAGGGCCGGGGGTGGACGTGCGTGATGTGGTGACCCTCGGCCTGGACGTGACGGGGCTGGGGCTGTTGGCTGCGGGTGCGGCGGGGCTGCTGTGGCCGGTGGCGGGCCCGGGGAGCCTGTTGGCGTCCGGGGCGGTGGTTCTGGCCGGGTCGGCGCTCGCGGACGCGCTGCGGGCAGCCCCGGCCGTCCCTGGGGTGGTACGGCGCCTGCGCCGTGAGCGGGACGCGGCCTGATGGGGCTGTGGCGGGTACGGGAGCTGAAGTTCTTCGGCGCGAACGACCTCGTGGCGCAGCGGACCGGTGCGCGGACGCTCACGACGGGCGTGACCGTCGACTCGGCGATGCGGAACTCGGCGGTGTGGGCGTGTCTGCGGTTGCGGGCGAATCTGATGTCGTCGTTCCCGGTGGACCTGTTCCGCCGGGTGCAGGGCGTGCAGGTGGAGGTCCCGAAGCCGACGGTGCTGGTGACCCCGGGTGGGCCGCGGGTCGGCATGGGCGAGTGGATGTACAGCTCGCAGGTGGACCTGGACCGGTTGGGGAACACGATCGGGCACGCAAGCGAGCTGGATGGCGCGGGGCGGCCGGCGCGGATCGACCTGTGGCCGGCCGGTGAGGTGTCGGTGCTCGGGCGGGGCCGCGATGTGGAGGGCTACCGGTACCGGGGGACGGTCTATGACCCGCCGGACGTGTGGCACGAGAAGCAGTACACGGTCGCGGGGCTGCATGTGGGGTTGTCGCCGGTGGCGTTCGCCGCGTGGACGTTGGCGGAGTACGCGTCGGTGCAGGACTTCGCGTTGAACTGGTTCGGCAACGGCGCGGTGCCGTCGGCGGTGCTCAAGAACACCAAGAAGACGCTGAACCCGGACGAGTCGGCGGAGATCAAGCGCCGGTACAAGGCGACGGTCGGCGCCGGGGACGTGTTCGTGACGGGCGCGGACTGGGAGTACGACCTGATCCAGGCTGAGGTGGCGGCGTCGAACTGGCTGGAGTCGAAGGGCGCGTCCCTGGTTGACATCGCACGGTTTTTCGACGTGCCGGCTGACCTGATCGACGCGGCCCTGTCGGGGCAGTCGATCACGTACGCGAACATGACGCAGCGGAACCTGCAGTTCCTGATCATGCATCTGGGGCCGGCTGTGGTGCGCCGGGAGACGGCGTTGTCGTCGCTGACGCCGGCGCCGCGGTTCGTGAAGCTGAACACCGCCGCGCTGTTGCGGATGGACCCGGCCGCGCAGGCGGTGATGCTGGGTCAGATGGTCGCCGACCGGATCATGGCGCCGTCGGAGGCTCGGGCGCTGCTCGAGCACGGCCCGTTCACCGACGAGCAGCTCGCGGAGTTCGACCGCCTGTTCGGGCGGCCTTCCGACAAGCCCGCTGGCCCGGCGCTGAAGGCCGCGGGCACCGGCCTGTCCCAGATCGAGGCTTCGTGATGAAGGAGAGGACTGCCGTGAACGAGGACCACCTCGCCGCCGCGCAGCAGCGCAAGGCCGCGGCGCCGTCGCGTGCGGCCCGCCCGACGCAGCGCCGTTCCGCGCAGGAGACTGACGCGCCGGCGCGGACGTTCACCCGCGCCCGCCCGGTGCTGCGCGAGCCCGCCGGTGACAGCGCCGGGATGGAGTTCACCGGCCTGGCGTCGGCGACCGGGCAGCCGTATGAGATGTGGGATTGGCTAGGCCCGTACACCGAGATCGTGTCCCCGGGCGCGTTCGGGAAGACCCTCGCGCAGGCCGAGCTGGACGTGCCGCTGGTGCTGCAGCATGTGGATCTGCGGCGGCTGGCGCGGACGACGATCGCCGCGGGGGAGCTCGGGCATCTCGAGCTCGCCGAGGACGAATCGGGTCTGGTCGCGCGGGCGTTGATGGACCCGGCCGACTCCGACGTCGCGTACATCGCGCCGAAGATCCGCTCGGGGCTGGTCGACGAGATGTCGTTCAAGTTCCGGATCACCGCAGGCATGTGGTCCCCGGACTGGACGGAGTACCACATCGACGAGGTCGACATTCATCGCGGCGATGTGGCGATCTGCGGGTACGGCGCGAACCCGGCGACGTCGGCGTCGATCCGGGGTGAGGCCCTGGCCTCGCTGGTGGCCCGCGCGTCGGAGTTCGACGCCCGCGCGGCGTACGCACGCCTGCAGCAGCGTTTCGCGGCCGTTCCGGCGGCCCCCAAGTCCCGCTCGTTCGTCGTCACCGACGCGGACCTGCGCTAGCACGACCCGCCCGCCAGGGCCCCCCGCCACGGCCAGGGGTACAGCCAGCCAGTGCGTGCCACGTCAAGCCATCCATCCCCCTGACGGGGCATCACCGTGGAGAGGTTCACCATGACCCTCGAGCAGCTCATCGAGCAGCTCCGCTCGAGCAAGAACGGCAAGCTGGAGAAGCGTGCCGAGCACACCATCGCCCTCGCCGACCTGCGCGGCAAGGAGGTCCAGGGCGAGACTGTCGACCCGGCCGCCGTCGAGGCGCACCGGTCGGCGAAGTCCGCGATCGACGCCGAGCTCACCGCGGTGGACGCGCGGATCGCCGACCTCGAGGTCGAGCTGCGCGCCGACCAGGCCGCGACCGCGCTGGCCGCGCAGACCCGCGACACCGGGGTCCGGGCGCCGGCCTACGACCAGGTCCACCGGATCGGGCAGGAGAAGCGCACCTACTCCCCCGAGACGGACAAGCGTGGCGGCGGGTTCCTCCGCGACATCGCCTCTGCGTTCTTCGGCGACTACACCGCGCGGGACCGCCTCGAGCGGCACCGTCAGGAGGAGCGCGCCGAGGGCCGACTCGTCGAGCGGGCTGCGGGCACGGGCGCGTTCGCGGGACTGACGGTGCCGCAGTACCTGACCGACATGTACGCGCCGGCGGCGAAGGCCATGCGGCCGTTCGCGGACCTGTGCAACAAGCACGACCTGCCGCCGGCCGGGATGACGATCAACATTTCGCGGATCACCACCGCGACCTCGACGGCGCTGCAGGCCTCGGAGAACGCGGCGGTGTCGGAGACGAACATCGACGACACGTTGCTGACGGAGAACGTGCAGACGATCGCCGGTCAGCAGACCCTGTCCCGGCAGGCACTCGAGCGGGGCACCGGCGTCGAGGACGTCATGCTCGACGACCTGTTCCGCTCGTTCGCGACGACCCTGGACTCGACGCTGATCAACCAGGCCACGACGGGCCTGGACGCGATCTCGGCGGCGGCGGCGAGCATCGCCTACACCGACGGCACGCCGACCGCAGCGGAGCTGTGGCCGAAGCTGCTCGACGCGCGGCAGCGCATCGAGTCGGCGCTGCTGGATACGCAGGCCGATGAGACGGTCGCGGTCATGCATGCGCGCCGGTGGGCGTGGCTGCAGTCGCAGGTCGGCCCGAACTGGCCGTTCATCGTGCAGAACATGGGCCCGGCGATGGCCGGTGGTGAGGACTACGGCAAGACCTACGGCGCCGGGTACCGGGGCAACGTGGCCGGGATCAACGTCGTGGTCGACAACAACATCTCCACGGTCGCCGGGGCCGGCACCGAGGACCGCATCTACGTGGTGAACAAGCGGGAGATGCACCTGTGGGAGGACCCGCAGGCGCCGCTGCTGATCCGCGCGGAGCAGCCAGCCGCGGCGTCCCTCGGGGTGCTGTTCGTGGTGTACGGGTACTTCGCGTACACGTTCCGCCGGTACCCGGCGGCGTCCGCGCAGATCCAGGGCACTGGGCTGATCGCCCCGACGTTCTAGGTCTTCTGACCGGGCGTCACCCGTAGTCGCCGCATCGCCTGGCCCTCCCCCGGGGCCGGGCGA